CATCTTCTTGCCCTTCAGATTATATCTCAGTATTTACGTATTAAGAATGGTCATAATGGAGTTTCAAGAACTGTAATCTTTGGTGGTAAAGCAGCGCCTGGATATTATATGGCAAAGATGATTGTTTCATTCATTTGTCATATAGCTGATGTTGTTAATAATGACCCTGACATGGATGGGAAGTTAAAAGTTATCTTCCTTCCAAATTATAGTGTTAAATTGGGAGAACTTGTTTATCCAGCAGCAGATTTATCTGAACAAATTTCTACCGCAGGCAAGGAAGCATCAGGTACAGGAAACATGAAGTTCATGATGAATGGTGCTTTGACTATTGGTACACTAGATGGTGCTAATGTTGAGATTAGAAATTTGGTAGGTGAAGAGAATTTCTTCCTCTTTGGACAGGATGAGATTGGAATAGCAAACTTATGGAAGAATGGTTACAATCCTCAAAGTCATATGAGTGATGAATTGTGGGAAGTAATTAATCTGGTTAAGGGTGGTCATTTTAGTCATGGTGACAGGCAGATGTTTGAACCTCTACTGGACAATTTATTGAATCATGATCCTTTCTGTGTCTTTGCAGACTTTTCTGATTATCTAGATGCTCAGGATAGGGTAAATGCTGCTTGGAAGGATAGTGATAGGTGGAATAGAATGTCTTTGAATAATATTGCTCAATCTGGTTTCTTCTCCTCAGATAGATCTATTAGGGATTACTGTACCAAGATATGGGGTATTCCTCACTGACATTTAGGTGAATTTGTGGTTAAATAGTTATGGACGCCGTAAGGGTCCACACAAAACAAACTCGCTTTTATAGGAGCTAAAATCATGGGCAACCTAACACGCTATCGCGCTGCGGATCTTCCTGAATTGATGGAAAGGATCTCCCGCAACAGTATTGGACTGGATGATTATTTTAACCAGTTCTTTGAGACACAGACAACCTCTAACTATCCGCCTTATAATATTATTCAAGTGAGTAATCATGAGTCAAGATTAGAGATTGCATTGGCTGGATTTAAAAAAGAAGAGATTAATGTCTACACCGAGTATGGAAAACTTTTTGTCAAAGGACAAAAACAAGACAAAGACGAGAACACATCGTTTGTCCACAAGGGAGTGGCTCAACGAGATTTCGAGAGAGCATGGTCACTCTCAGATGAAACGGAAATTAAATCTGTCAGCTTTGAGGACGGACTTCTTGTCGTGGAAATAGTCAAAATTGTTCCTGAGCATCATGCTCGGAAGGATTGGCTCTAAATAGATGGAACAGACTCGGGGTCCACCTAGGAGTCTGAAACCGGTTTCATTAAGGAGGGTCTAGACGACCCTCCTTTTGTGTGTTATACTAATAGAAGGATTAATTATAAAATGACTGTAAAACTCGCATTACTAAAATCTGGTGAAGATGTCATAGCTGACATTCAAGAGATGATGGTGAAGGGTAAAGATGGCAAAGATCAAATTGTAGGATATTTCTTTAGGAATGCTTGTAGAGCTACTCTTATTGGACGTGATCTAGAGGATGAGTCTGAAGGATTTAGAGCTCCTTTTAAAATAAGACTTGAGCCTTGGATGCCCTTGAGTAAAGAGGAAAAGATTCCTGTCGTATCAGATTGGATCATCAGTATAGTTGAACCAATGGACCAGTTAAAGGAAATGTACGAAGGAGGAATTCAAGACTATGAAAATAGAAAATCTCAAACTATTAGTTCTAGTGAACGGCCAGAAGATACTGAGTCAAGTGGGGGAAGTTCAGAGTGAATTGGGGGAACCTGATTGTAAATTGATAGAACCTTTTCTGGTAAAGACATCAGAAGATAAGATTACATTGCAGGATGGTGTAATAGTTTTAGCTCCTTGGCTTGTTGGTTTTACTAATCAGAATACTTTTATGTTGAGTTCTGATAAGATTTTGACTATAGTAGAGCCTAATGGTAAATTAACTAAAAAATACGAAGAACTATTGGAGAAGGAATGAGATTTTACACCAATGTCCAGATGGTTGGAAACAACTTTTTAGTACGTGGATATGAGGATGGAAAGAAAGTTATATTTAAGGAAGAGTATGCCCCTACTTTGTTTGTAAAATCTAAGAGAGAAAGTAAATATAAAACTCTTGAGGGTGATAATGTAGAACCCATTAAACCTGGGTTAGTAAGAGACTGTAGAGAATTTTATAAGAAGTATCAGGATGTAGAAGGGTTCAGTATCTACGGAAACGATAGATATGTCTT